AGGCGGAAAGAAGCGACTCTTCCGCCAGGCAGAGAATTTACCGGGTGTGCGCATATTTAAGAACTCTCGCTACCATGTAAACGTAAATGTTATATTTTGTAAGGAAGTACCGGGAGAGGAAGTCATCTGGCTTTCGATCAAACGCCTTGATCGTAGGCCGCTACATGATTGGCGAGATCTTCAACGGATCAAGAATGATCTATGTGGTCCCGAGTGCGAAGCGGCAGAATTGTATCCGGCTGAGTCACGCTTGGTTGATACGTCGAACCAGTATCATTTATGGGTGATCAAGAGCGGGACTCGATTCCCGTTCGGATATACAGACCGGCATATTATAAAAGGACACGCGCCGAGCCATCAGCCAGTTAATACCCCAGATGGAACTCGTTGGATGGGATCGCGGCAACGACCATTTGAAGAAGACGCTGTACCCGAAGACGCCATCTCAATAGAGGATGAAGAAGAAAAACAGAAAGAAGAAATACTCGACAGGGTCGGCTATTTTGTGGACTCAAAAGGAAAACTTTATACAAAGGAGTAGGAAAAGGTGAACCAAAAAAATAAAGATGCGGTGGATGCCATTGTAACAAAAATTTCCTCATCAAAAAAAGGCCTCTCGTACAAAGAGGTAAAAAGGATAATTGCCGCTTCTTTGGGCGTGCAAAGAATTCACGCGAGTAAGTTGGAGCCTATTTTAGAACTCGGTCTTTCGATGAACGTGTTTAGCGTAAAAGATAGCCGTTTAGTTGCTTGCAAACTTGACCACCCTAAAATATCGGGATTTTATCGCATGTCTGCGGACGCTCAAAAGTATTATGATAAAGCCGTAAAGATTAGCACCACCTACATAAATCAAGCCGAACATTACGTAGCTTATTGCGATTCTTGCACGGAGGAAGGAAAAGATCCTGTATCCCCAGAACAGTGGGTGTGCGGCGATGAATAGAGGCAGTACAATTTCAAAGGTGATTATTGTGGGCACCTCTAAAGTTGATAAAACGATTCCAGAGAACCCAATGTTTGACGGCGCGGATTACATTCCAATCCGAGATAATGCGCGTCTTACAGGACAGATCAAGCGCATTTATTCACTCATGTCGGATGGGAAGTGGAGAACGCTACAAGAGATTGAGCAAGAGACTGGAGATCCGCAGGCATCTATATCTGCCCAACTGAGGCATCTAAGAAAGGCTCGCTTTGGTGGGCATACTGTCAAACGAGAACATTTAGGCGGGGGCCTCTACCGCTATAAACTAGGCGAAGAATGAATTATCTATCACCTACCGACATAGCGCGAGAAGTGCTTGAGACACACGAAACAGGCATCTCGGATTGGGTGCGCGTATCTTGCCCTTTTTGTATTACACGAATTGGAAAAGATGACCGTAGGTGTTCGTTTGGTGTGAATGGGGTGAGTGGTTTTTTTCACTGTTTTAGATGCGGCATAAAAGGGAAAATAAAAGGCGAGGAATTTGATGATTCTTTTTCTAAGCCACGAACACCCGTCGAGAAACAAGAAATTGAAAGACCCGAAGGTTACGCGCCTTTGTGGATGGAACCTGGGCTAAATGCAGAGGCGCTTTCGGGTGCGCGTTGTTACCTCCGAGGCAGGGGGTTTGGTAGAAAAACATGGGAGGCCGCGAAGATAGGCGCGTGCTACTCAGGTTATTTTGCAAACAGAATTATTGTACCTATCCTAGAAGACTGCAAATGGTACGGTTTTGTCGCTCGCGATTGGGTAGGCGCTGCCGAGAGAAAATACTTGTATCCTCTTGGAATGAACCGAACTGAACTTCTTTGGCAAAAGTATTTATTGTACGAAGAATCGAACGAACCCGTGATAATTGTAGAAGGCGTATTCGACGCTCTTCCATATTATGGTGCGGCTGTGGCGTGCCTAGGTAAGCCTACGCACCGGCAAATTGAAATGATCAAACAGGCAAAAAGACCTATCGCCGTCGTTTTAGATGGCGATGCCTGGGAAGAAGGTTACGCACTCAGCCAACGGTTGAGACTAAACGGAAATAAGGCCGGTTACGTGAAGCTGCCCGCAGGCGAAGATCCTGGGAGCGTAGATTGTGGCTGGCTGCTAGAGGAAGCGACTCAATGCGTCGTGAAGGGAGTAAGAAAAAGTGGCAAAAATTAGGTTTGAGGGAGTTTCAGTAACGGCAAAGGTGATTGAGATTGACGACGTAGCCGACCCATCGGGATTTCTAAAGGGCTTAGGGCTGGAGAACGCAAAGGTAAATGACGGCATTAGTTACGAGACTAAGGGTCAAAAAAATCCAGCGCCGCCAGTTCCAGAAATTGATATACCAAAGGAAGTACCCTCGGCTGCGCAAATTGAGCAAATTGAGGAAGCTGAAAAACAAGAAATTGATAATTCAGATTTTGAAGGTGCGCGTAGGCTTCGCGATGTTGTGCAAGTGTTTATGGACCGGGGAGTTACAGACACCGATGAGATTGTGTCTCAATGTGTTGCGTTGAAGGAGTCGGTTTCGATCTTGAAACGAGTGGCCGATATTGAAGGCCGTATGCCTATTGCGGTTAGTAAGTGGCGCAAGTCCAATAGCAACTAATGGAATACCTCTCTTTGTACACCGAGCCTCAACTAGCAGAAGTTGAGAAGGTTACACCAATGGAGGTAGATCACGGGTGCCTTCTGTGTCCTCTTAGCGAGGCCTGTAAGAATCCGTGCATGTCACCCGAGGGAAACGACGAAAAGGGTGGTTTGTTGATTATAGCAGATCACCCTTTCGTCGCGGACGACGCGAGGGGTAGGCCTTTTTCTAGCACGCTAGGCGCTAAACTCCGCAGGATTGTACGAGAACACTGGGATGGTCCTGTCTATCTCGACTACGCAATCAAGTGTGCCCCAAAGAGAGGTAGAAGAATAACGGATACTATCATCGCTACGTGTCGCGGTTATCTTGCAAAGACTATTGAGGAATCGAGACCTAGCAAGATTATCCTTCTGGGCTCTATCGCTATGAAGTCTATGTTTGGCCGTAGTGCGGGAGCTTTTTCTACACGGAAATGTTTTGGCTGGCTAGAAAAAACGCATACACCAGTGTTTATGTTGATGAGTCAGCAGGTTGCGCTCAATAACCGTTTTTTAGAGAGATGGTTTGAGGAAGATCTTTCTTGGGCAATAAAACAAAAAGTCTCGGACTTACGTGAGCAAAGTAGTCGCGACGGCATTGCTAGCATGATTACAACCAGCGACGAGGCCAAGGAAGCCGTTTCTATTCTTAGGGAGTCAGAATGGATCTGCTACGACACCGAAACAGTTGGTCTATTGTTCAACAAAGATTTTGAGATCATATCCGTTTCTGTGTCCTCCAAATATAGCGAAGACGCATTTGTTTGGTCGGGTAACTCGTTGAAAGATGAGGAAATTATATCTCCGCTTTTACGCCTCCTAGAAGATCCGAATGTAAAGACAGTCGCGCAAAACGCTAAGTATGATTCAAACGCCATGTACTCGGCGTTCGGCATAGAAGTTCAAGGGCTTCATTTGGATACACGCCTTATCCGTAAGTTACTGGAACCAGAAAGTGTGGCAAAATTATCTGTTTTGCAAGAAGCCGTAGGCATGGGGGGAGGTAAAGAAATTGCGGATAAACAAATTGCTTCTATTACGAGAAATATCAGAAAGGCAAAATCGGATGTTGAGCTTGCAGAAGTTGGTCCTATCGGATGGGTGAAGCCCATAGCGGAGAAAACGTGTGCGCCGGGGGTGTACGCTTACGGCCTAATGGATCGCGTAGTCAGAGATAGGTATTGTGCGCGAGATACAGTTTCTACGGCCAGAGTTGCAGAACTGTACGAAGAAAGATTGAAGGGCACGTCAATCCAAGTTGTCTGGGATGAGATTATGTTACCGGCAGCGCGAGCGATTGAATATGTAGAAAGGTGGGGTGTTGCCGTTGACAAAAAGAAGATAGCCAACTTTTCTTTAGTCGTTACGGATCTAAAAGAAAAAGTTACGGCTAGACTGTTTGACAAAGGCACGTTCAACCTCAACTCAACTCGCGAGCTATGCAATTATCTTTATACCGTTTATAAACTACCCATCCTATCAAAGACGGATACGGGTAGCCCTTCTACAGACAAAGCTACGCTTGAGCTTTTATTATCAAAAAATCTAAAGACCGAACAAAAGCAATTCGTAGAAAACATGCTCGAATACCGAAAGGTATCAAAGATGCACTCCACATACGCGACTAAATTAGGAGGGTTCATACGAGATGACGGTAGAGTACACCCCTCTTTCAATCTCGTCGGCGCTAGAAGCGGGCGGATCTCCTGTAGTGATCCTAATGTGCAACAAATACCAAGGGCGGATACCGAACTAAGTTCGATGGCTAGAGATTGTTTCGTCGCGCCAAAAGGTCGCGTATTTGTTCAGCTAGATTATTCCCAGTTGGAGTTACGCATAGCCGCGATGCTTTCATTAGACAAAAATATGGGTGACGTGTTTCGCTCGGGTAGGGACTACCATATGCGAACTGCGCAAATTATATCGAAGCAAGCGTGGGGAATCTCTCCTAACAAGGTTACTAAAAATCATAGAACGATGGCTAAGTCCGTGAACTTTGGTTTGTTCTATGGAATGTCTACGGGAACCTTAGCCAAAAATATTGGGTGCAGCAAAGAGGAAGCACAGAAGATTCAAAACGCTGTGTTTGGAAGTTTCCCAGATCTAAAAAGGTGGTGTGACAACCACGTACAGGCGGCGCGTAGAGAAGGGTGTGCTTACACATATTGGAAGAACAATCGCGCTAGAGTGAGGCCTTTGTTTAGAATCGCGGACCAGGATGACCATGTTAGAAAAACCGCAGAGAATGGATCGTTCAATACGCCCGTTCAGGGTACGGCCAGCGACTTCTGTTTAGCGTCATTGGCTAGGTGTGTTGAATGGTTAGTAAAAGAGAGGTTTCCTGCAAAACTTGTTTTGACGGTACACGATTCATTACTCTTTGAAGTAGACGAGAAACACCGAGATGAGCTTATAGACTCTGCAAAACATTTGATGACGGACTGGGAATCAAATAATGTTCCTCTCGTTGTCGATGCTGAAATAGGGAAAACTTGGGGAAAATTAGAGGGCTTAGACTAAAAATACCCCTCGTTTCATAATGTTACTGTGCAGAAGGAGAGCACAATGGAAAATGATGAGTTTTTAGAGGAAGTAATCGACATAAACCCCCTGAACATCGACGAGCATTTTCGCCGGGTGCCCGCCGAACTAGCTTACTATAATCAGCAGTACGCCGACGCCTTCGAGAAATATCTAAGGTCAAAAATGTTGTGTGAACGCGCCCATGCCGAAGCATACAGAAGAATATCTCAAGAATCGGAAAGTGAAGGGAAAAGGGCTACGGTTGCTTCTCTTGAAGCCGCTGTTGAAATGGATATGAGCTATCAAATGGCGGAAGAAGATCTCGTTGAGTCTGAGTCCGATAAACAACGGCTTAGGGGGAAAGTTGCTGTCGTGTTGGCAAAAAAAGATATGTTGATCAGCCTAGGAGCCCATATCAGGGTAGAGATGAGCGACCCCATGATCCGCGCCCAAGTTAAGAATAATAAAGAAGCTATGGCACCGGAATACTAGATGATTTTTGGGTTTGACGAGTTTGACCCACTAATGATTATAGTAGACGAAGAGATAGACATGATGCACTCAGACATGGAGGAGGAAAGGAGCACACCAAAATACGAAATACGAGCTAACAAGCATAGGACACTAGAAGAAAAAGGAAAAAGGGAAATGGGAAATTTAGTAAAATACGGCGGGTTCGATTTAGGCGAACTCGACAAACAAGACAACCAAGTAGCGGCAACAACAATGGTTGGTGCCGACTTTATGAAGTTGGTTCCTGGGAACAACAAAGTGAGGTTTATTCCTCCCGACGTTGGGGGATCTCCGTTCGTTATCGTGAACGAACACTTTATTGATACAGCAAGCGGACAGCGCGTGCGCTTTACTTGCCCACGGCTGATGGAAAAGAAACCGTGCCCAGCTTGCGCAGAGGCCGACCGACTAAAACGTACTGGCAATCCAATCGACCGGGATAAAGCGTGGGGGTTTTATCCAAAACTTCGCGTCTACGCGAATGTTATTGATCGCGAAAACCCAGGCACACCTCGCATACTCGCTTTCGGTAAGACAATCTGGGACGGTCTAAAACGTATCCGACGCGACAAAGATGAGGGAGGCGATTTCACTAACCCCAATGCGGACGGTTTTGATGTCATCATTACTCGCGAGGGTGCGGGCAAAAACGACACCCGATATAGTGTTCGGCCCGCTAGAACAGATAAGGCGCTAGCCGACTCATCAGATGAGATCGACGCTATTGTGAATGATCAATGGGATCTCACAAAATATTCATCCGTCCCTTCTCTGGATGAAGTCATTTCCATGATGCAAAATGGGTATGAAAATAGAGATGCCGCACCACAAAGTAAACAAATTGCCGCGCCTCCTAGGAGCCTGCCAGCTAAGTCTGGTAGAGGAAAAGCAGAAGATCAAGTTTACGATGTAGACTCTGACGAAATACCTTACTGATCTAAGAATCCCCTTGGCTTTATTGGTTTGTCCAAGGGGTTAGGCACAGGGCCATTTTCAGCCCTCATGGTTCTAGCGCGGGATGTAGCCGCAGCGTCAGGCGGGTGGGATGCCCGTCATTGCCAGTGGGCTTGTGTGCGCTTCGTTGTAGAGCAGTTTAAAATACACGATCCTTCGGTAGCCCAGTACGGGGTGGCGAGCGTGCCGGGTCGGTGGGATGCCGGTCGCTTTTTTACGAGGGAGAAAAGAATGAATTTAGAAAAAGCGTATGCGGAAGTTCGGGCGAACGGAAAGCATATCTGTAGTGTTGGATCGCCTTTAGAGTTTATCGCGCATGTAGGCCCCGAGAACCCCGTATTTGCAGCTATTTTCAGTAGGTTTACTTATTTTAGATGGGGTCCGGACACACCAATAATACTTGGGTGTGTTAACTCACAGGACTTTAGGAATCTAAAGGGGTGCGAGAAATGGTTCACACGTATGCTACGCGATTTTTTCGGGGTGTCCTCGGAGTGGATTATTATAGACATTCCTAATCATAACGAGTTGACCGGAGGCCCTATACAGGGCTTTGAAGACTAGAAAATGAGCAAACTAGAATCACCAATAAATCCAAACGGTAAGCAAGAAATTCCAAAACCTTCAGAGGCCATAATTGACACACCTATAAGCGGCCCTTCCGCGTGTAACTGTGATCAAGCATTGTTTCTTATTTCTATACTTGAACAGGCAAACGCAGAAATAAAAAATCTAAAGAAGAACCTCGAAGAATCCAGACAAAGCGGAATCATATTGTGTGAAGAAGTCGAAATGTATCGGTTCTCTTGTACGTGCGGCATTGGCAGGAGAAAATAATGAAAAGAATTATTAGTGGAATCATAGTAACCGCTTTTTGTGTGTTACCTAATTGCGCAACATTTATTGCCAACAATCCTGGTATTACGGATGCGCTAGCTAACTATAACTGCCGAAAAGGATACAGCGCGTGTACCCCTCAAATTGATCTAATATACTATGGCCCAGAGATCATCTACGTGTACGAAGACTAGGCACAAATGTCCGACACAATTCAAATCGTTATCGACGCACTAAAAGCTAAACATGGTAAAGAAGCTGCCCGCAAAATGTCAGATGGGGCGCGGTCAGCAGTAACGGATGTTATTCCTACTGGGATACTTCCTTTAGATAATTGGGTGACAGGGTGCGGGGGTCTTCCCGTTGGGAGAGTAACAGAACTCTTTTCCGAAGAAGGGGGAGGGAAGACCTCTTTGGTGTACCAGTGTATCGGACAGTGCCAAAAGATGGGAGGCATATCAATACTCGTAGAGACTGAGGATGCGCTTGACCCGCTTAGAGCCGAAGTATTTGGCGTAAACTTAGAAAATTTGGTCCTCATTGAGCCTAACAATATGGAGGAAGCCCTTGAGCAGATAAATACCGCGATAAGCGCTCTACCAGAAGGCGTAGGGCCTATACTTTTGGCGTGGGATTCTTTAGCAGCAACGCCTACAAAGGCCGAGATTGAAGCCGGTTTGGTTGGAGGCAATGCGATGGCTGATCGCGCCAGGCTAATGTCTCGCGCCTGCCGCGTATTAGGAAACATTGTTTCAAAACACAAAATTGCAATGCTTATTGTCAACCAGACACGGACTAAAATGGGCATCATGTTCGGCGACAATATGACTACACCTGGGGGGCAGGGCTTAAAGTTCTTGTCCAGCTTGCGTCTAAAAATATCGGGGGGCAAAGCAAATAAGAACGACCTAGGAGATCACACCGCAAAAGATATTTTGTTTCATGCTGTAAAGAACCGCATGGCACCTCCTTGGCGCAAGTGCCGAGTAAGGCTGGACTATGAAACAGGGTTCGACAATGAATGGACCGTTATTGATTTCGGTAAAGAAAGGAAGATCCTAAAACCTCGCTCAAGAGGCAAAAAAGCGTATGATGAAGTGATTGAGGCTTTAGGTTGGAAAACAAGTACGGATCATGCCAAGGGCGACGAATGACACGTATAGCATTTGTTGGCGACGTTCACGTTGCTAACCATAAGAAATTTGGCGGACTTACAAATAAAGGTGTAAACGAAAGGTGTGAAAATATTCTTTACGCCCTCTCGTCTGCCGCAGTATTGGCAAGAACACAAAGGGCAGAAACTCTAGTAATCCTAGGGGATCTTTTTGATACGCCTAGGCCTAGCCCACAAATAGTAAAACGTGTGCAAGAAATCGTCGAGACTATTCCTACGGTTATCCTCGCTGGTAATCACGACCAATGTAGCGATGAACCTGGCGACAATGCACTAGCTCCCTTGTACCCTGTGGCTGAAGTCATCGACGCGCCTGACGTTGTTCCTGTGGGTGACGTAGACCTTCTCATGGTGCCTTATCTATCTGGCGACTACACAAAGAGGTTAGACGACGAGGTAACGA